CCACGGTCACTGGTTTAACAACCAATGCATCTGTTTGTGTGTTAGATTTTGGTGGAGTTAAATCTTCTTCGGCTGGAACATTTACAATTACGTTTCCTGCGGCTGAAGCGACTGCTGCAATTTTAAGGATCGCATAGGAGAATAAATCATGGCCTCTCTACAAGGATGGGGCCGACAGACTTGGGGCAGTGGCGCGTGGGGAGAATACGCACCCGTTGCCGCGACAGGTGACGGCCTTACGTCAAGCACTGCAGCACCCGCTTCTATTACGGGTGATTGCAACATTACGCTTTCCGGCGTCTATAGTACGTCTACTGCTGGCGATGTTGTCGCTACAGGATTGGCGATCGTTAATGCCACAGGCAATCCACTCACTTCCAATACTAATGATGTAGCTTCCGTAACAGGAACAGCGTCCGTTAGTCCTACGGCTAATGGTCTTACTTCCTCTTTGGGTGATGAAACTGTGGATACTGCTTATCAGTCAGGATGGGGCCGTGGCTACAATGCCGATACAGGAACACAGATTGGATGGGGGGATAATCTTTGGGGAACTTTAACAAGTTCATACGCTTTAACAGGAGCTAGTGCTACAACAAGTACTGGTGATGCTGTTGCGAGTGCCGATGTTGATATTACACTAACAGGACAGAGCGCGACATCTACCGCAGGAGCCATGATTCCTTTTGCCTTCCCATCAGGGGTTGAGGCAACAACAAGTATTGGAACATACTCAATTACCGCTGGCGCGGAAATAACCATTGTCGCGGCTTCAGAACCCGAACTTGATGCGACTACGGGAGACGTAGCAATAGAAATTAGTCCGACAGTAGCGCCTGCGGGAACATTATTAACAGGATCCTTGGGATCATCTACCATTACGGCGGACTGTAATGTTACGCTGACAGCGGATGGTCTGACTTCCTCTCTAGGGGATGAAACGGTCAGTGGTAACGCTGATGTGGATGCCACTGGAAATGACTTAACTTCATCAGCAGGGGATGCAACGGCAACGGCGGATTTTGACATTACGGTTACTGGTCAAGCTATGACATCCAATATTGGCGATGCAGGGCAAGAATCTAGTTATGCAGCTACAGGAAATTTATTAACTTCAAGCCCAGGAACCTTGAATATTAGGACGGATGTTGTCTTTACAGCTAGTGGGGTTTCTGTTACAAGTAGTACAGGAACACTACGAGGTACCTTCTGGCAAGAAGTGGATGACTCGCAAACAGCCGTATGGGTAGAAGTTGACAAGGCTGCATAAAATCATTAAAAAAAGGTATTAGGAGAATAAATGGTAACGTATTCAACGGGTCTTAGAACAGAACTACAGGTAACAGGAGAAAATTCAGGTACATGGGGAACCATTACCAATAATAACTATTCTCAAGTTTTTGAATTTGCCATTGCAGGGGTTTATGACGTTCCCGCCATTACCACAGGCACATCTACTACTCTGTCGAATGCCGACGGACCGGATACGGCAGCCAATAACCAGGCACGACAAAATCAATTAGTTTTCACAGGAACCGTTTCCACGACTCATACTATTCAATTTCCAGCAACGCAAAAAACTTATGGACTTTACAATAATATTAGTGGTGGAGCCGACATTTCAGCACGACTAGGTGCTACAGGCAACACGCTTACCATTACAAACGGAAAATACCGTCTTGTTTCAACGGATGGAACTAATTGGTATGATATTCTGTCTCTAGCCGGTCTTGATGAAACATGGGCTGTAACGGCCAATGTGACATTAACAGCAGGGCAGAATGTTCTAGCTAATACGCACGCCGCCGCTCGCACATACACTTTACCTGCTTCTCCAACTGTGGGGGATCAAGTAAAGATTATTGATCTAGGGAATGCGGCTACTAATAATATTACAGTAGCAAGAAATTCTGAAAAGATTCAAGGGTCAGCTGCAGATATGACGATTTCTACTGACAGTGCGGCTATTGCATTGGTATACAGTACAAGTGATTATGGATGGAGATTAAAGTATAATGACTAATTTACAGGATTTTACAAACAGAAGTGAAGTAGGGGCAATTAAGCCGTGGGCTAAAGCAACAGCTCCTAGCGGTTATGTATTGTGTGATGGCACTGCTATTTCACGAACAACATATGCTGATCTCTTCGCCATAATTTCTACCACTTACGGTGCGGGTGACAGTTCTACGACTTTCAATGTCCCTGATCTTCAGGGCAAGACTCCTCAAGGTTATGATGGCAATACCTATAACTTAGCAGGCACTGGAGGTGCGAACACTGTAACGGTGGCCGTGACGAACAACCAAGCGGCGACAAACACGAACAACCAAGCTGTATCAGTGACAGGAGACATTGCAAATACTTCTTTAACTACCGCTCAATTAGCTTCTCATAAGCATACCATTGGAACTGGGGGAGCTGGGGGAGTTGGAGGGTCTTCACCAACTGCATGGAACCATAGCGCGTCAGGGAACAGTAATAATGCTGTTCAGAATTCAGGGTCAGGAACAGGTCATACTCATACTCATACTTTAGCTGGAACGCTGACAGGAGCTGTGACTACGGCCTTAACAGGAGCTGTAACCGCTTCAGGAACAAATTCATTCTCACCATACGTCGTGGTTAACTATATTATAAAACATTAGGAAAAATAATGGCTACCCAAATAGTAATTTCTTATAATGATTATATAAATGTGGGGGATAGTTTTATTATTCTATGGGCAGATAAAGGAAATGCTATGCCTACTTTAAGTGGTAATACCCATTATGTAGTTTTTAATGATCTCCCTGGACCAAATGAAATTCAAACAAAGGATCCTACGACTCTTATGATGACAGGAAATACTGATTTGAGTTCAGTAAGCGATGCTGTAGGAGATACTACGGTTCAAAATTTACTGGATTGGGGAACAACTAGACAAATAGAAATTGAAACTGCACAACTTCATCATGATGAAGCTTATACGACTGCTTGGGTTGCGTGGCAAGATGCAGGAAATACTCCAGAGACTTTTGTATGGGATAAGACCTGGAGAGACTACGATCCTAATTATTCGTAATAGTGTATTCTTCCTTGTAAAACTTTTCTTTTTTTATCTACAATTACAGGACATACTCTATGGGGAATATTATTTTTTATAATAACTATTGTGTTTGGATAAGGATAAGAGACTAAAGGTAATCCTCTTTCAGTATCAATTAATGTTTCACCACCCCAATTTTTATCCCATAAATCATGAATATATAAAGAAAAATTTAAAGTGTGGTTTTCATCTTCATGCCAATTTATTCCTGAGTATTTTTTATATTCATAATAACTCATAGTTAATCCTATTTTTTCCTTATTTGTAGGTATGTGGGGATTAAGAAAAACCATATCTGCAATATCTTTAAAAAGATGATCATCAAATTTTTCTTCAGATAGATTTTTTATATATATTTCACTTATAATCTCCACATTTTCTTGAGTGTTATTGTTATACGGATCAAGGAATAATTTTTTATTCCATAATTTTTTGGAAAGTTTTTTATTATATTTACTAAAATCAAATTTATTAATTTTTTTAAATAACTCGGTCGGTAAAAAATCTTTTATTAGTAAGGCTTTGTCATCAATATTAAGTAATTGACTCATTTAATCCATACCACAGGATAATATTTTATATATTCTTCAATTTTTATCATTTCCAACTTTTCTTATTCCAAAATAATGATTTATAGCGATTAATAAAGACACTCATTAATTGATTTAGAGTTTTGGAATGTTTAGGTTCATAGACGAAGCCCGACCACATTTTCCATGATTCGCGTTTAAAAGGAATAACCTGTATCATTGGATCTCCTTTTTTAAGGAGAAATTGCCTATCGCGTTTAAAAAGTATAAAAGGAAAATGAATGGTATTTATGTAAGTATCCGTATCAACAATTCCATCAATAACTTGTATTCGTTTCTCTCCATATCTATTCAAGGGTTGTGTAAACAAACAACTATATCCTGGAGGAGTTTTGATAAGCCATTTATTGATAAATTTACCTGCGTGTTCTCCTGCTTTTGCATTCCATTCTTTTGGCAATTGTGCTTTCTCATGATAACCAATATCTTGATTCTGACGTGACGCAGGAGTAACCGAGAATTCTTTTTCTACAGGCTCTATTAGATAATCTTGATCAAAAGGAATAATATAACCTGCTGTCATTGAATCAAGAAAAGGCATACATGCTTTTAGCGTGGCTACCTTTAAATCTCCTTTAAAGTAACGTTCTAGTTCCCTATATTCTTTAGGTATAAACTTACTTGCTGGTTTTGGGTGTGGCCATACGTCCAACATAGCCCCATCCGTCGCTATAAATTTAATTTTTTTTTCTAACATTATTCTCCTGATTTATTTTTTGGGGGTTCAAGTACAAAATTAAAGGACATGGATCGTCTAATCTCGTTAGGTTTTTTAGTCTTGAATGGCATTACACAATGGACATGGTCTGCACGAAATACATAAAAATCACCTACTTTAGGTTGAACCCATATAAGTTCTTCCCCTTCTCGTGAAAAAAAGCCTAGCATTCCGTCCTTAAATTTGTGAGGGTCTTTTGCATCATTAATAAATTTTGGAATTTTTAAAAAAAGAACGACTGAATATCCTGTATTATTATGGTGTGTATGAGGAGGATTATATTCTCCTTCCATCATATCATTTATCCAACATCCTATAATATTAAGATTATATCCTTTTTCTTTTATCGAATTTTTAATGATTGCAGTATTCTCTTCTTTTGCAGTAGGATCTTTGAAATCTTTTATGGATACGTTTAAGACTGGAGAACAGCCATAGTTAATTTCTGCTTTAATGTAGTCATGTAGACATTTACATAATGTATCAAAAGCGCCAGTCTTCTGTATCATGGCGCTTATATCTAATTCGGAGTCTATTCGTCCAGCTAAACGTGGACCATAGCTAATTAAATAATTTTTTGCTTCTTCATATTTTTTATTCAAATCATCCATACCATTTTTTGGTATTTTATATTTTTTTATTATTTTCCCAGCAATAATTAATTTTCCTATCATCTAACAGGACCCATCATGGAAACCTTACCCAATATTGTAAACTAAATCTTTGCTCTAAAAATGAAACATCTTTTCTTGTTTTTGATTTTAAAGGACTAACACTATGATCAATAAAAGAAGGAAGAACGACCATAAAGTTATGTTTCTTTTTGATTTTAATAATTTTATCGTCATCCATAAAAAGCATGTCTCCTCCTTCTAAAGAATCACCTTTGTTTAAAATTAAATTAAAAGTAAAAATATTTCCCCTTGTTGAATCTTTGTGCCAACCATAGTGACCACCATTGTTGTAACAAATAAAGTGAGTATCATATACCATTCCTCTTTGTAAAAAATCGTAAATCATCATTTTGTTGTTTCTTGCAAAGTTACGAAGACCTTGATGATTTAACCAAGGATAAAGGCTAGTTAAAAAACTTGAGTTATTGGGAAGGTCTTTATAATTGAGCCAAAAACTAAAGCCAGCACAGTTATGATTTAAAAACTGCTCCTCCTGTTGCGCTTGCTTGTTTGGGTCTTCTGGAGTTCCTTCCCACCTATCAGTTTTAAATCTTGTTCGGTTATTAAGTAGATCTGCATATATTTCCTCAACTTTTTGCTCAGGTAAAAAATTTTCACATGCAATTATATTTTTAGATATTTTTTCAAAAATCATAAAATAATTCTCTTTTCTGCCCCTTCCATATCACATATCCTTTGTCAAGAGAACTATTCTCACAATTTAACATTATTCATCTTGATTTAGATCGATGATGTGTTTAAATTGGTTCTCACCCAAAAAATTAAATCAGGAGAAAAAAATGGAAAATCAAGAGGTATTAAAGGCTATAGCTGTCCTTGCCGATAAAACAGGACGGTATCACGAACGATTAATGGCGGTTGAGAGAGACAATGTAAAATTAGAGAAAGAATTAAAAGACCACAAGAATGGGTGTAGTTGTAATAATTCTTCTGAAAATAAAGATATGAGTTTTAGTGTAAGCGGCAACGAAGTCGAGGCTGAATGTGAGCCTTGCAGTGCCTAATTCTATTTAGGAACTATCCCCACCATATCCGCCAATGATGGCGCAAAAATTCTAATATCTCGTCTGATGTGTTCTTGTTTTGTTGATGTGGCAGGATTATCAACATCGGTTTTCATCAAATCTTCTGAATCATATTCCTCCCCTGTTACCGTATTAGTAAGGGTGGTTTCACTTTTACATTTATAGTGCGGAAGCCTACGCCCGTCCGATGTGTCAATATGCCCTAGAAGTTCTGCCGGTTCTATTATTTTAGCCATCTAATTCAATTTCCTTTGTATTTCAGCATTGAAACTTAACATAATTCTATCCTCTTTTGAATTGTTAATTTCCACCTCATGATTAAGCCATGAGGGAAAAATAAGCAAGTCATTAACTTTTGGCTGCCACCCTACGCGCGAGGCCAGATGAATGGATTGATCCTCCTTCACAGGGGGAGATAAAACCTCAGATTGGGGGTGAGGATTATGAAAAGTCAATTTTCCGCTGTTCTCCGGGACTTGCAGATAAAAAGATCCTGAGAGATAATTATGGGGATGAGAGTGCAATTTATTAAAGGTTCCTGGCCCATTGATCATGGCCCACATACCAGTAAGACAAGGCTTACAGTGATCCTCCACGCTTAAATGATCCAATGCCTCTATGCAGTAGTGAATGATATCCGATCTAATGACACCAAAACGCTTGTCCTCGTGAAGATCATCACGGCTATGCCATCCTCCTTCATTTGTCTTTTTAATTCCTTTTGGATCTTCTTTCTGAACTTCTCGGACGGATTTAATCAAGTCTCCATAGTCACCGTTGGTGAAATTTACCGCGAATACAGGAGTAATAAATAAGGAATGAAGTTCGATTAAAGCGCCCCTTTTGTTGTTTCTAAAAAACTAATTGTAACGTGAATCTGATTAGCGGCATTCGCTGTTATTTTAATCAAGTCGGATTCCTCCAAGACTAGAGGCTGCAATAAAACTTCATAGGTCGCGTCGGTAGCAATAGTCTTATCATTGGTAATTTTATAGGTTGCCGAAGCGCTACTGTCAGTCCATTCTAGGGTATACTCGGTGGTGTTCGCCGAATCATTACATATGATAATGGATTTAACTACGGCCGTGGTTGGAAAAACAGGGGGTAATGCCCCTGGAGCTGCCGTTGGAACAGTGTAAATGGTTGTAGGACCAGTGGTGGTCATATCTACACCGACGTTTTTAAAGGTATCAGCCAAGGAACCAACTCCTTCCGCTACTTTGTTCTTCTATGTCCTGAGCATAAGAAGTGTTAAGCAAGAAAATAATTTGTTCGAGAAGACGGATCATTTGATCAAACTGACCCATTTCATATTCTGGTGTCGCGTTAGGTAAACGTGTAATAGTAAGTTTAGCCATTATCTTCTTCCGTCTGGTCTGAGTTGCAGCTTCATGGAACCCAGTCGCCAATTCGTGTCATTCACAGCATTGGATACAAAAGCGAGGTTCACGGATCGTCCTCTTCCTCGTACATCAATTTTTTGTGTTGAAGATGTCACGTTTCCTGTTGTTGTTACATTAGCTGCTGATTGTGGATATTGCTCCAAAGTCAATGTAATAGCAACATTGTTTGTTAGATTAGTGAAATCAGGAACGAATTTACTGACGGACATAAGATTGTCTCCTGAGGCGATTTCAATGGATCCTGTGGTTAGGCTCGCACTGATTGCCGTGCCATCGGCTTGATTGTTCCCTTTCTCATGTTCATAGACATAAGAGGCTCCCGCTGTCAGACCCAAAATGGTCGCAGAATTAGCCGTTAAAGCCGCATTGTATTGAGTGGCGATAGGTTGTTCATATATTTCAGCCGCCAACCAGCTAGTACGGTCAAGGCTGATGGTATACCATGTGTTTTCCAGGTAATTATAGATAACCCCTCTATCAATTTGAGTAGCACTGGCAGTAGGATAATACCAAAGAATTTCATTAAACTCAGTATTCAGTCCGCATGCAATATCATTTTTATTAGTGAAACTGATGTCATCAAATACAAAGTCCTGTACAGAACAAGGCATTTTTTTAACTACACCATCATACATGTAAAAGGAATTCTCTCCCATCCAATAGGCTCTACCGTTTACATCTATGCAGGCATGCTGGGCGATTAATCCACAGTTAGCCCCTAATTGACGCTGTCCAAAAGTATAAGGCGTTCCAACAAACTGTATGCCATGCAAGGATTTGTCAGTCCAAAGAAGAATCTGTCCTGTTGACTTGACTCCTCCAATAATTCTTGATCCATCCGCAATTCTAAGAGATCCCGCTTCATTCGCCGCTACAGGTGTCCAATCCGTTAGGTCTTCCCTATCGGACCATCTAAAAAATAAGTCATCCTGTGTGGCTGTGTCTGCAATCGTTGTTTCCGTTCCTACACAAAAAAGATGACGGGTATCAGCGGACACTAGACTTAACCGTGACGCCGTTGGGGCGTTTGAAACGATTACTGCTCGAGTAGAAACACCACCTGAAAGATCCCATTTATAAGTTCCGCCATTAATGACCGTTGCAATTAAATCTTCCCCAAAGTTGTCAAGTGACCAGTTGCGTGCGTAAATCACCACGGCAGATGATGCACGGGCTGTTCCCCATGTACTAGATCCCCATGTGGATGTGCCCCATCCATATCCAAAGGTGGATGATGTCTCTCCAATGGAGAGTTGATAATTGGCGTTCCCTGTTCCTCCCCCACCTGATGTAGATCCTGATGCCGTACTTGTATGAGTAACAGTATAGTTATTTGAATCCGTAATGGTGATAATTTCAAATTCATTATTCATATCCAAACCATCAAGGGTGGAAAATGAATCAAAGGTCACAAAATCTCCAGCCGAAGCTCCATGCGAAGAATCTAACACCGATACTGTCGTAGTCCCGTTGGTCGTGAAAGGATTGGTAAGGGAGTCTGGGCCTGATCGTATGGGGGTAATGTCATTAAACACTCCTCCAACGAAAACATACAGTTTCTTGTCGGTTCCCAAAGCAAGATGCCTTGTTCCATCCAAACTAATCCAGGCATGTGTATCACGGACCACGCCCACCACTGTTGTATTAGGATTGGGAAGATATCCCCATCCGTTCCAGCGTTCTGGTTTTCCGTAATGAAACCTCACAAAATCAGCATCCGTATAGCGTCGCTCGTCCCCCGCTGCGTAAGGAGAATCCTGCTTGTCCACTCCTGGTTGAAATTTTAAGTCGGTTAATTGCATAGGATTATAATAAATTACTTCTTCTTCGGTGGCAAGAATTGAGTGCCTACATTTCCTTTAAAGGCGTAGGTTCCATAATGCGTTAATCCACTCATTATGTCCGCATAGACGGTACCACCAATCTTCTGCCATAATCTACAGAATGCATAGTCCTCTGACAAGTATCTTTTTGAATCTGGATCAATCATCGTGTCAAAAAAGGCGTAGTTCCACTCTGATTTATCGTGACCTTTAAATTTGTCTTCATGAGGCTGTCCCAAATGCTGGTCATTAGTAAACTTGAGATGAGGATAGGCCATTTTCATTTTCTTAAAAACATTTCGCTTGATGAGCATAAAGCCTGTTGGAGCGTCCATAACTTTAATAAAACCTTGTTTCATTTCAATATGATCGGGATTCTTGACATTTAAATTATATTGTAGGGAAAAAGCGTGCAATTCATCTGGAGTGACATCAGGCTTGGACTCAACTTTCTTTTTTACCTTACGCCAATCAATAGCCTTGCGGGGATAAATGGAAGCCACCACTTCCTTATCCAAATCCAGCATGCGAAAAATCGCTTTGGGCTCAAAACCAATATCGGCATCAATAAACATCAAATGTGTGTATTCTTTCTTATCGTCCATAAATAATTGAACTAATGTGTTGCGCGCCCTAGTCACCAATGATTCATTTCCAATGGTGGCGAACTGCAATCCTATTCCTTTTCGTATGCACTCGGCCATTAGACCCATGCAACCTTCAAAATAATTAGTTGTGAGCATTCCTCCGTAACAGGGAGTTGCGACAAATATTCTTATAGAGGGAAGAATCGTAGTGTCATCGGATTTAATTTTAAGAGTTCCCTTTTTCATTTACTCATATTGTCAATCAGCCACGCTTTTAATTCTGATCGTGTTAATATTTCCGTTAAAAAATTAGCTACAGAGTTCACCAGAGTTTCCTCGTCTTTCTCCTTCAAATGATATTGATAATATCCTACATGCAACATTTCATGCATCACCACATTAATGGCATCTCTTCCTCCTAGATTAATTATGTTTTCATCCAGATATATCTTTAAAGGGGGCTTACTAAGGAAGATTCCCTGAAACTCTGATAATTCATAAGCTACTTCATGAGGAATAAGAACAAGCTCTACTTCAAAGGGTCCCGCATTAATCTTCTTCGGAAGAGCTATTTCTTTCATTATTTTTTATAGAACTCTTTATTACGGAATGTTTCAGAATTTCCACTTTGGTCGTCTGGCTTTTTGATGAGTTCAAGATTGAAAGAAACTGATCGTCTTTCTTGTCCCTTGGTCCTAAAAGGATAGACGCCGTGCGAAAGCCAATTAGGAAATAAAAATACATCACCCACTTTAGGAGTGTACTGCAGCTTATGACCACTAAATGTCGCCGCTTGACCGTGAAAAAAAACAACATCCCCCACTGTTGGATAATGATCCTCTTCCTTATATTCATGTTTCAGTCCAGGAGGAATGCGTAAATAAATAATTCCTGATAATTGTCCTTCATGAATATGAAAAGGATTAAAGTCTCCCGCCCACTGGCTCACCGTCCACATTGATTGAATGACGAGTTTGCCGACAAACTCAGGACTGATGGTTTCATTTGCAGGGGGAATGGAGATATAAGCCTTTACCATTTCTCCAATGTACTCAACCATAGGCTTAAATTCTTTGGTGCTCATCCAGGATGAAGGAAAGCGCACTTCTTTTTCAACATTGCCCGCTAGATTAGGTGCGTGATTAAATTCTTTGGAAAGTTGTTCGCTTCCTAGCATTTTAGATGCTTTCTTATCCAATAAATGAATAAGATCCATAGGAGCTGTTCCTTTTATAACTGTTGGACCAAACGGCCTAATGGCCTCAAATTTATGATTGAAGAGTGCTGGTGATTCTGTCTTAACTTTCTTCGTCATATTTACCTATTGTCATATACCAAGAATATGACTATAAATATAGAATAAAATTGGCCAATTAAATAATTGACATCAGTCAAGTTCCAAGTTTTGCCTCCTTGCCAATAACAATCACATAAATTGCAAATTAAGGAGATTATGCTTAACTTTTATAGAGATGTGCGGAAGAAGTTAAAAAAAGGCGTCCGTGATATTGGTAGTGGCGGAAAGGATATTATACGTAATAATCCCGAAGCGTTAATAATTTTGGCTACACTTGGCCTGACGGGTGCTTTTCCAGGAGGAAAAGAATTTGGACTACCAAGTTTTTTAGGAGGTCCTACAAGTAACGGAATATCAAAAATCAGCCAGGGATCATCTAAGTTTGGCCTTGATAAATTACTTAATTTAGGAAAAGAAGGAACTGCTGGTGGAGGCCTTGGAAAACTACTGCAAGGAATTCTCAAAAGTGACAAACTCCTCCCTTTCATCTTGGCCGGCATAGCCAAGAAACAGTTTGAGAAAGAGAAGGAAGGACCTCTTGATAAGAGTGAACGCCTGTCCGAGATTGATCTAAAATATGGTGACATTACAGGAGGAAGCCCTTTCGCCAAGGATCGTTTCAGGGGAACCCAGTGGGATCCGGATACAGGCAAGTATTATGATGTTAAAACATTCGATCCACCAGCTGGTATAGACGAATATGCCAATTACGAGGTGGATGAAGAAGGAAGAGTTGTTGAACAGGCTCAGGGGGGAATTGCAGGACTACAAGCGGGAGGAGATCCTTTTATGAATCGCAATCGCATCAGGGGTTCTCTCGGAGGAGGAATGAATCCAAGGGGACGGTCACCCGACCCGACAGCAAGGAGTATTACGGGTTATCAGGGGGGAGGAATACCTTATATTGATCCTAACAGAGGAACATTAGGAGGAGGAATGCCAGGACGCAAAGATCCTACTATTGAAGGTATTATGGGATATAATCCTCTGCGACAATCAAATCCTCGTTTTATTACACGAGCAAATGGCGGCTCAACCGCTGGAGATTTAGCTGACGTACTGGAAGATAATCCTGGAATTTCTCAATTCTTTCCACGCCGATTTGGTGCGATCACCGGCCCTGGAGGACCGAAAGAGGACAAGATACCAGCGATGCTGAGTGACGGCGAGTTCGTCATGACATCAAAGGCCGTTGACAATGCGGGAGGACCGAAAGAAATGTATAATTTGATGAACAGGCTTGATCCTGAATCATCTCAAGGGAGAGGAATAGTATAATGCCAGAAACTTATTGGCAAGGATCGCGTGAAGCACCCTATCTAGAGGATTATAGACGACGTATGCTTCAAGGGGCATTTGACCTAACTCAAGTGCCAGGCACTACCACCGCTCAAGGAATTGCAGGATTTCAGCCTCTTCAAACAGGAGCCATTACTGGAGCTGCAGGACTCATGGGCATTGACCCTACAACAGGATTGGCAACAGGAACAGGAGCCCAATATGATCCAGCTTTCGCTGGAGCTCAACAAGCCTTAACAACAGGAGCAGCGACAACGGCGGCAGGAATTCCCGCCTTGGGAGCAGCGACACAGCAGTACGATCCAACCGCCAGCAATTATCAGGATTTTTTTAATCAATATTCCGCCGATGTAACTACAGAAGCTCTTAAACAAATGGACGTCCAGGCGGACATCGCACGGAAACGTACAGCGGATACCGCTCAAAAGGCAGGAGCGTTCGGAGGATCACGATTCGGGGTTGAATCAGCAGAACTCGATAAAAATTTACAAGACATTAAGTCCAGGAGAATATTCCAGGATTTAGCTCAAAACTTTGAACAAGCGCAACAAAAAGCAATTGGCACTTCTGAGTCCGCAAGGGCACGGCAGTTGCAAGCAGCGCCTCTTTATGGAGGTCTAGGAGCCCAGCAAGGGGCATTAGGACAAGCAGGAGCCGGCCTGGCACAACAACAATTTGGCCTGGGTCAAGCGGGACTTGGATCCTTATTCCAGTTCGGAGCGGGACAACAAGCGCAACAACAACAAGCACTTAATGAACAATACAGAATGGCAGAAGCACAGCGTCAGGAACCGTACGGACGGTTAAGCTACTTCGGTGACGTATTAGCAGGAGTGCCTTCTGTTTCACAAACATTAACGCAAAAACCACTTCCATACACTAATCCGATGCTCGGAGCACTGGGCATGGGTCTGGGTGCCTACGGCATTCTCAGTGGCGAAGGAGCTGGCGGAGCGTTTGGCATGTTCGGATAATAAATGGCTTATTCAGACATTGACATTTTTGAAGATGAGGATTTACAGGTAACCGTACCGACTCCAAAAATAATGCCTACTTCATTGCCGCAGAGCATGTTTCCGGATAAACCCATCCTGGAAAAACCTGACCCAGAGCAGTATTTTAAAGATTTATTTTTAGATAAGTCCTATCTCGAGGAATATGGAACACCAACCCTGACCGATGAAGAAATTGAGGCGATGTATGCGCCTTCTGATTATTCAAGAGACAAAAAACTAGCACTCGCCCAGTTCGGCTTTGGCCTGATGGCACCGACACGCGGAGGAAAAATGGCACCCGCAATCAGTCAGGCGGGACAAATTTGGACTCAGAACCTTGCCAAGATAAAACAATTACAACGAGCGGAGGATAAGGAGCGACGACGTGGCGTCCTTACCGCTAAGTTACAAAAGAGAGGGCAAGAGATAGCTGATTTAAAAGGGGTTTATGATACTAATAGAGGTCTAAGGG